AGAGTTGGTAATATCAACAAACCTAACTCTTGCCCCAGTAGCAAAATTATTTTCAATTTCAATTAAACTACCAATATTGTTATAAACAGACTGAAGTATATGTGTCTGATTCATTATAGAAGTAGTACCTACATTTGATACTTCCATAGTTCCAGAAATAAGTTGAGGTGTTGCTGCTGTTGTATGAACCGTTACTGAACCAAGTTCCGAGCTTAGTTCTGAATATTGCTCTTTAGAAAGGGTATATCTTGATTTAACTCCTTCATCATAGTTAAACCCACCAAACAATCCAACATTGGTTCTAGTTAAAATTCCTGCCCAGTTGTTATTGGGGGATAGATTTTTAGTATTATTTTCCCAAGAGTGTATAGTAAAAGAGGCAACCCTTACAGAACCTGCTGTCCATTTATATCCAGTAACACCTACCCACATAGTATCTAATGGGATGCCATTACTATTTCCATCAACAGCCATAGTATTAACAAAAACGTCATGGCTTCTGTTAGAGTCTGTTGAAAATTCATAATCTCCTAGAGGTATAGTGCCAGCAATAGTTATATAACTCTGGTCTCCTCCAAGGATAGTATTATTGATTTTTAGTTTTGAGCCACTTGTTCCATCAAAAATATATGGGTTTTGTGGGGTAGCACCAACATCAGCATCACTAGCAATATTTAAAGTAACTGTTACAGTATCACTTCCCATACGAAGCTGTTTTGTTACCCCATCTTGTACAATAACAGTAACATCATCTTTAGTAAATGAATCAGCTAATGGAAGTTCAGTAATTTTTGGCATATCATTTCTCCTATATTTTTTAAAGCTCTAACAACAATCCATCTTCTGTAATAATTAAATCACCAGCTTCTGTTCTTACATTCACAGTATTGATGAAATAGATATAAGGGGAAGTCCATTCACCAGCAGTTACTTTCAATCTTAGGTTATTATATTTGTTAAAATCTCCAGTAAGATAATTTGTAAAAGTATCTATACTTACTGATGTTAAGAAGTCATTATTGGTCAGCTCCCAATGATACCTCTGAAAATAATTTAATCTAAACAGTATTGAGCCAGTAATAAAACTACCAACAAAGTTTGAATCATAATACAGCTCTGGGTTTAGTGACATGTTTGTTTGGTTAGCACTATACTCATTGGCATGAAACTCAAAAGCATCTTCCCCATTGAAATTTTTAAGAACACTGAGGTCAAAAATGTCAGGGTACATATGATACTTCTCTATGTTATTTATATCCAGATATGATACAGGATTACTTTTGTTTATCACTTTTGATTTAATACCATCTTCATAAAACAAGTTGTTTGTAGTAGAGTTGATATCTACTTCTATATATTCATCAGCCCAAGAGAAAGGATGAATGATATCTTTGATATCAGAAGTCCAAAATTCTTTAGGTAGTGAAGAGGTTATTCTATACACAAAAGGTTTGAGTAGTGGGGAAGGCTCCAGCTTTAAAAGATGATACCCCAATGCCTGACAAAATATACCAAAGATGATACTCATACCCTTCTGACTTCCCTTGAAGGAAGCATTAATAAGGTTACTGTTCTTTAATAAAATCTTTTTTAAATCAGCTATTTGCTTTTTGAGTAATGGTGTTGTATCCATCACACGTTGAGCATCATCTGATATTGTCATGAAGTATTTGTCATACTCCACTAAGTATTGATTAATAAAACTCTTTTCTAAAAAGTCAGATATATTAAAGTTCAAAGTAACAGGAGCATTATTAATATCTACTTCAGCTATAGTCTTTCCATCTACACTCTTGGTGACAGGAGTAAACTTATAGTTAAACACATCAGCAAACTTATCTAAGTTATCTATGTCCTTGGCTACATCCAAATGGTTCAGCTTGTATAACACATTGGAAGGCACATTATTATAGAAAGAGTTAGAGGTGGTTTCTACTTTCTTTGTTCTGAAGTTTAATTTTGTCACATCAGTTGAATGAGCACTTGTTAAAAGTTTACCAATCTCTATAGTAAGCTGGTAGGTAGTATCAGCTTCAAAGGAACCAGCAAAGGTAGTTACTTCAGTGACAGAAGCAGCAGGACTAGTAAGCAATGATAGCTGTATTGCTGCATCTCCAGAAGCTGCCATATTCAAATAATAAGCTTCCCCTTTGTTATTCAGGTTAGGAGTGACTTCTAAGAAATCATATTCATTTGTGTTTAAGTTTAGAGATGTGCTCTGCTTAAATAGCTTGACACCCAGCTCATTTGCAGGTGGTGTATAATCATAGAACCCTTTACCAAAGTTAAGAGTATCAACAAAGGCAGACTTTAAATCTATAACTATATTAGACTTTGTGTAGTACAACCCATCATCTTCACAAAATATACCTGTAAGAGGATTACCTAAAACAGCATGATAGAATCTTAATACAAGAGTACCAGTTTCAATAGGCAAAGAAAAATCTGATTCAAACTCAACAATATATTTTGAATCTATAGTAGATATAAGTTTTTGAAATGACATTACAATGACCCTTTAGTATTCAACATTTCTAAAAATGTTTTACTTATAGAAGGTATTAATGGGTAATCATTAAAATATTTAGGTGCAAAGAATGTTTCATTCAACATAGATAAATCTGTAGGTTGGTTTTCAATGGCAAGCTCCACATCTATATTAAAATAAGACATAACAAAAGGAACTTCAAACTCACTGCACTCTATACGAATACTCTTTACCTTCAAATCTGTGTGAAGATATTCTTCATTAAGAGTACCATTGTTTATAAAAGTAAAGACATAGTTCCATTTAATCTTGTCTTTGGTTCCTTGTGCTCTTTCATTCTCCACATAGGTTCTCACTACATCCATATCACCCAAAGGAGTAGCAATGGCTGTTCCAGTGGTAGGATTATATAGACTATAAATGGTGTGTAGGTGTGGTGTCTTGATTGTTTCCACTTTTAAGATTTGCCCTTGATATTGATTTACTATATCAGAACTTACATTACCAACAACTGTATAGGTGATGTATTTAAATTCCTGAAAAAAGAAATCATCAAAGGAATAATAAAGTCTAACAATGGGACTTGTGTCTGCTGTGATATCATATGTGATATTTTTAATAGACACATTCTCTACAAAGGAAACTTGAAGATATTGAGTGGTGTTGTTAAGGAGTACATTTTCCATCACCCATGTCAGATTGGTAGAAGAAGGGAAAAGTGAATACTCAGCATCAGCATAGGTAGAAGCATCTAGAATTTTTCCAGATGCCCCCACTGTTGCTGTTATCTTGTTTGCAATATTTTTAATAGATTCTAATATCATTTTATAATTTTGGTATCCATAACATTAGCAATAATAAATTGGTTGAAGTTAGTATCAAAGTCTGTTTCTAAAACACTAACACTTCTTCTGACAGGTTTGATTTTAATCTTATCCATCTGAGTAGTATATGTTCTATAATTATCTTCTTTGAATATGGCTGTTAGAACATTATTATTACCATCAGCAGGAACATCTACAAGCTTATTTAGCTTACCAGATATCACAGGGAAAAGTTCCAGCTTGCCAGTGTAATAGTCCAGCTCACCAATGATACTATCATGGTAAATATCATTCAAACAAATGTCATAATAGTTACCTGTAGTGAAATTAATGTAGTAATCAGAGTTGAACCCATCCCTATTGAGAACAGCTTTATTGGTTCCTACTCCATCTTCAATGTTGTATATATTAATTGGTTTTACTTTTACCCAACTTGACCCTGTATAATATAACACATCATTATAATCAAATACTTTATTGCCTTGCCATAGTGGAGCACTAATCTTTGAGCTGTTTTCAAAGTTTCCACTATCAATAACCTGAACCATATCACCCACAACAGCATCTGCATTTATAACTGTGGAGTAAGGAATGTCATCAGTACCCACAATGAATTTTTTCCAACCATCATTCTCAAAGTATATAATCTTATCCCCATTAGCAAAAGAAACTGTTTGGGTCTTACCTTGGAAGTTGGTAACAGTATCAGATACAACAACACTGAACACATCACCATGATTAAGTGGCTCAGGGAAAGCACAGTTATTAGTTCCTACATCAATCTGGAACTCATAAAAATCATCATCAAACACTGTCCATTTGCCATTAGGAGTCAAAATAATATAATCCCCTAGTATGAGTCCACCATCAGCAGGTATGCTGTTAAACAGGTCACGTTTGTCCAGAGGTATCATCATATTGGCAGCTATCTTTAATATTCTATATGTCCATGTCTCACTGCTTAAAGTAGCAAGAGAGTTAAGATTGATAATAGAATCTGCACCATAAGAAATTCTATGCCCTGTTGTGGTAGTATTGTAGATATTCTCCAATAGGAACCATCCACCACCAACCTGTACTTCATCAGAACCATTATAAATTAAAACATCTCCATCATACACATCTCTATCTGGTAATTCAGTCCATAAATTTCCAGTGGCATCTCTCTTATAAAGAGGTACATGAAGTTTATTAGCAGGAACATCACCAACATTTGCTATAGCATAGTCAACAGTATAAGTACCTGTCTCTGGTTTAACTAATCTTACAATCCTATTATCTACTAAAGCAGTAGGTAATGATTGTGATGCATCCAATAACCATGAAGGGTCTTTCATAACAACTGGAGAGAAGTTTGGCACACCTTCTACCTGAACATCAAACATAACATAATGTTTAGGGTCAGTATTAGGGTCAAAATTTAAATCATCTAGGAATAAATCCCCTTGATTGAGCTGAGTAATAAGGTTGCCAGCATACTTAGTTGACACAGTTTTCTTTATAGTAGCTCTCTCAATAGTATTGTTCTTAATGAATAATACTTCATTCTTCTTAAAGAACTGATAGGTGGTTCCTACCAAAGCAGAGAAGTATTTTAAAACAATAAAATAATCACCTTCTGCATATAGTCCCATATTCAATAGGATATCATCATACCCCAGTTCATCCTGAATAAATCCTTTGAACTTATCATTAAATCCAAGATGGCTTAACTCAACAATAGCATTATCTATATTGTTGTACTTGATTGTACCATGTGATTGTCCAGCTTCATGTGTGAAACTCCAAACATCAGCACTTGCTTTCTTACCATAAGAAGCAACTTGATGTACTTCTGTAGTAGCACCACCCTTAAAAGCTTCAAAAATATTGAAGATAGTATTAGTACCATCAATACCCAACTGAGTTGTATAAGACTGAAGTCTCATTTTGATACTAAAATGTGTTGAATTTGTTTTCAATATCTCAAATGGAAGACCATCAAACACATAACTAGACTCATCAATATTAAACTTTATTAAGTTTTCTCTGTGGTGTGATGCATCATCCAGAGCAATCTTGATATCAAAGGGACTAGCAGTATATATGATTCTTGCCACTTCAGCTTCTAATGTTGTGTTTGATGCCTTATCATACTTAGAGAAGTTAATGAAGTTGATTGGATTGCCTTCCACATCTCTGACAGTTATTGACACTCCAATATTATTATTGTGCTGGTCTTTGAATGAAACTGTATTATGTCTGAGCACAGTGTTATCCAACCAGAGGTTTGCCACAGTAGTATCTTTATAATCTCTATTATATAAGACTCTATTGTGCTTAGGGGAAAGCAAATCACAAGAGATAGAGCACTGCTCCCCTGTTATATTAAAAAGAATATTATTTAATAATTTAAGCTTCTCATCATATAGAGCTTGTTCAGCATCTGTAAGCACACCAGTTTTTGAAAGAATAGCCCAATCAACATCAGGATATAAATCTTCTTTGATTACTTGACTATTAGTTTTAATGAAGTTAGTGAACCCAGTAAGTGTACCAGCTTCATCTTTCACATTTCTAATAGGAAGATACATGAAGTTATTGACACCAGCTTGAAGGTTCTCTACTGTTCTGTTGTTCATCACAAAGTAATAAGCAAGGTCTAAGTAAGATGAGGTGATAGAAGCTAATGAATCAATAGCAGCAGATATTTTAGACTCTCTGAATAAAACACCAAGCTCATTAAAATGATTTACAAAATGGGTTTCTAATAAGAATTTTACTTGGTCTTGAAGTTTATTCTGCTCACTCTTAGGTACAGAAGTACCAATCTCAATATTAGGAGTGACATCTACCATAACATAAGTAGGCTTATAAATATGTCTTTTAGTAGAAATGATTGAGTAGTTATCAAGCTTTACTTTGATTTCATTCTCAAACTCACTATTAAGGTAAATATTGTTACCATAAAGGAACTCACTCTGATTGATATTAGGAACCATAGAGAGGTAAATATTACCTAGCTTTGTGTCATCATTTGGATACAGCTCCACTCCACTAGTTACGTTGGCAGACTTGATACCAGCTAAAGAGTTGAGGTAGTATACATAATCATTCTTTGATACTGTTCTACCAACAAAGGAATAAAACCTTGGGGCATTATACTTAATACTTTCTAATGTTTCTAGATTAGTACCACCAAAGGATTTGTTATATTTGTTCTGATAGATTGAGCTATCAAAGTTTGATACAGAGAATAAAGCTTTATTACTTTCACCAAGATTGTTAGTGTTGTAATAAAGGAAAGTGTTACCTAGTTTATCTGCTGGAGGAATAGAGATAAGTCCTTCATTGTTAGCAGCAGCACCCTTGGTTTCTAAGTATTCACATATGATTGTTTCAGAGCCTGTTGGAATATTACCTATAGCACCATTACCAAAAACAATCTTAGCATATCCTTCTTTAATGATATCTTCTTCCATGAAGTAAATGTTATTAGATACAATTTCAAAGAAGGTTTTCACTAAAGACCAAGCATATTGAGAGTAGTTTGTCAGCTCAATAGAGTCTATATTAGAAGTATCTTCTGTAGCAGGTAAAACATACAGAGAGAAGTTGTCTTCATCAATGTTTGGATTGTTGATAGTAAAAGAAAAATTACCTTCACCTGTAGCTGTAGCTTTGTACTTGTGGAAGGTTCCTTCTGTCAGAACATAGTCAGCTTCAAGTTGGGTTGGATTGCCCTTGTAAGTGAGTGTTATGGGCTTTAGATTGGTATATACATTACCAAACTCTCCAGCAAAAGGTGACCTAGCAGGAATAGTAAGAGTATTGGTGATATCAAAGTTAGAACCTTTGTATATTAAAGTACCCTGAAGCTTTGCTGAGTAAGGTCTTTTTGGTTTGTATCCCATTTGTTTTGCAATAGAGACAGCATTTTTACGAATCTCTGTTGTATCAAGGAACATATTGTTAGCTACATGAGATGTGTTATAGGACATCATCATGGTAACATAAGTCATTGTGTCAACAAAATAAGAAATGTTTGCATTACTAAAATCAAACTGCCCAGCATACTCATTCTTAGCATTCAGATACTGAATGATTTGAGCTTTGATATCTTCAAACTTTAATGGATTCAATGCTATCTGCATCTATGGATACCTCTTAACGTATTTTGGAGAAGTTAATTTGGATAGCTTCTGGTTTGTTGTTATATAAAACTTGGAATGATATGTCTATAATAAAGGTCAGCTCATCTTCACTAGGTTGAACATCTACCACTATGTTATTTATCCTTGGCTCAGAGCCTTCAAGAGCACGTGAGATTTCAAAGTTGATAGAGCCAGAGGTAACATCATCAATAGGTTCAAACAAGAACTTCTCAAGACTAATACCATACTCAGGAAAGAATGGTTTGGAACCTTTTTCTGTTGATAATAAATTTATAACAGACTCTTTTATAGCTTGCTCATTTTTTATGACAGCTATATCATGAGTACCAAAAAGGTCAACAGCCTTCTTAGAAAAATCAAAGTAATATGTATTGTTATCTAAAGACATATATCTACCTTATAAGGGTTTATTCTTATTTATACAAAACAAAAAGGCAACCATTTCTGATTGCCTTTTGTCAAATCTATTATTTGTTACTAAACCTGATTGAACCATGCTTCATCATCTTCATCATCAGAAGCACTTGCTGCTGGTACATCCATCTTCAACTCAGTGGTTGAAGTTTCTGGAGCTTCCCAAGCAGGTTCTGGTGTTTTCTCAGGTGTTTTAAAATCAGGAATATCATCATCCCCAAAGATATCTACCTCAGCATCAGTAGCATTGTTAGCAACAGGAGTCTCCCCTAAGATGTGACCAACAACCTTGATAACTTCAGCATTGGTTGGGAAGAGTTTTTCATCAAGGAACTCATTCAAATCTGAAGTAAGTTCAAAGATTGCACCCATCTTATCTACATCACCACCCTCAATAGCTGATTGGGTCTGGAACATAGAGTCTTCATAGGAAGGATATACAACCTTACCCTGACCTTGTGGTTTGGTTACTAACTCAAAGTTAGCACCCTTCTTGAAGTCAAAGGGGTTAAACTCAGGAAGAGTTTTGTTAAGAGCTGCTGCCTTAGCTTTATCTTCAGCTTTAGGGAACCAGACCTTTTCAATCTTGTTCATGATTTGTTTACCAAACTTGAACAGGAAAACCTTACCATTGTCTTCAGCATTAGCTGGATTGTTGATAACAAGAATGTTAGCAACATAGTTCAGCTTACGGCATCTCTCACCAGAGAGTTTTTTATCTTCTTCAAAAGCAGACTTGTAGTATTCATTAGACTGCTTACAGATAGGACATTCCCTATCATAGCCAAATGTACTTGCACAGTTTTTGAAGTACTTCTTTTTCTCACCACCAGTTGGTGCATTGTACTCAAAAGAGTGGTGGTAATATTTAATGAATGGAGTCCAGTTTGGGTCTGGGAGAAAACGAATGAGTGTTGCTGAGTTGTAGTTACCATGCTCATCTTTAGGTGCAGACCAGAATCTTTCGTCTTTCTTGAATCCACCTTTAGCTGCTTCCTGAATGCCTTTTTCTGTTGCTGACCAATCGTGGTCAAAATTGAACTTACCTTTAGTGCTTGCCATAGTCTACTTCTCCTTGTTGTGTACCAAGAATTCTCTTGGGTAGTGTGACCTCAAATACTTGAGGCTAATTTAATTAAGTGAGTTAACAATATCATACTTTTTTGAAATGTCAATTAAAAAATCATCAATCTTTAAAAAAGTTTTCAAGTCTTGTTTCAACCTTACGTGATGGTATAACATTAGCTGCTATAAATTCATGTCTAATTTTTTCTTTTACATGTGAGTTCAAAAGGTCTACTACTTCTTC